ACGTCTTGAAGAGGTCGAATCTTCTGCCAAGGTTATCCTTGTTCCAAAAGATTCCCGCGGTCCTCGCCTTATTTCTTGTGAACCACTGGAATTCCAGTGGATCCAACAAGGTTTAGGTGATGCTATCGTACGAAGAGTGGAAACACATACTTTAACTAAGTATAATGTCCACTTCACAGACCAAAAGCCAAACCAGTTTGGAGCCCTTTTGGGCTCTTCTACTGGCCGTTACGCTTCGCTAGACTTGAAAGAGGCTAGTGATCGTATAACCGTTGGTCTTGTTCGCTTGCTGTTTCCGGAGCCTGTTTTACAGGCACTCCTTTGCAGCAGGTCCCAGTCTACAATCCTCCCTGACGGTAGAAAACTTCCCTTATGTAAGTTTGCGCCAATGGGGTCAGCTTTATGCTTTCCCGTGTTGGCCCTTACTATTTGGGCTATTCTATCAGCAGCAGAGGATGATGCAGATGCTCGAAAGAGCATTCTAGTGTATGGCGACGATGTGATAGTGAGAACGGATAAATCCGCGCACGCTATTAAATGGCTTGAGACATTTGGTTTACTCGTAAACCGTGACAAGAGCTGTACCAGTGGATTCTTTAGAGAATCTTGTGGCACCGATGCTTTTAATGGCGTCGTTGTTACTCCCGTACGTATTCGTACAACCTGGGCGTCCCGTCCATCCCCGAATGTTTATACTAGCTGGATCGCTTACGCGAACAGTTTTTACAAACAGTCCTTCTTTAAGACCTACGATAAGATCGTAGAGATGCTTCTTGATGTTTATCAAGAAATACCTGAGTGCGATAACTATAATTATAGTTACCCCTCGCTTATTGAAGTCCCGGAGTGCAACCGACCAAAACGTTCTCGCTCAAATCTCAAGCTTCAAAAACTTGAAAAATGGGTTTGGTGCGTGGAGGTCAGGCCTTTAAATAAACAAATAAGCGGTTGGTTGATGCTTCTGCGTTATTTTGCAGAAGTCGATCATACGCCCTTTGTAAAAAAGGCTACTAGTACTCGCAGATGCAGTGTTGGGGGTCAGTCAGAGATGACTGTCCCTTTCTCTGTTCGGTCATACACACGTCGTGGAACTAGCTATCTAGTGAAACGATGGCGATGAG